AAATCGGATAATTAAATACTGTATATCCATCAAGCTGTTCTGAATTGACGCTGATGTTTGTGGTCGGATAACATGTAACAAGTGATTTGAATGCGATGATTTCTTCTGTGGTGAGGTCAATTTCTTCGGGAATTGCCGAAAGACAATGCACAATGCATGGATTATCATTAAGATATTTTTTCCAATCATCAACAGTTGATTGATGCAAAGTATCTTTTATAACCACACCATCGCCGTTTATTCTTATAAAAATCAAGTTATCATTATTGCCAACAGTTGTTGACACTTTATATTTGTTGCAAAGAAGATATGTCATGTGTTTATGATTATTGTTATCAACGTAACTAAAGTTTGGTATGTCTGCAACCATATATGAGAGTTCACTACGCCATTTTTCAGTTCCATCGAAAACTTTTTCTTTGCACATCCTCGTCAACTTCCCTCGTTCCACATCCACATAATCTGCAACATACTGCTGTCCGTTGATTGTGACGTTACCGTCTGAACTTACAGGGATTGCATTGAGGGTATATGGTAGAGCGACAGTCTGAACCTTTAAACCATCTTCATTTGTTACTTTAACCGTAGGATTCACAACGCTCTTAATCTCAACTGGATTCTCCGGCGTTGGTGTTCCATCTTGTGATGATTTGCCATATATCATCATATCTTGAATTTTGCCATTGTCAGAATCGGCAAGATGAGTTTCACCCTGATTCGATGCATAGAACTTTGTAATTTTGTTGGATAAATCTTCCTTTAGCAAACCAATTTCTTTTTTTAACGGACCAAGGTCTTCTGTTGCTTTCCCATGTTTTGAGAGTATATACGCCTCATCTCCCGTTAAACCACTTTTCCTCATGCTCTACACCTCCCTAAAGTAAAAACCACTTGCTATCAGGGGCATAAAAGCCATATAATTCCCCCGTGTCTACGCATAGCGCTGTCGAACCGCTTGCAACATATTGAGGTAATTTATCCACTTCGGAAGACTTCCCCCAGTAATATCGCTTGCTTCCGTCCGTATCTATGCAATCCCAACCGCCTAAATCGTGTATAACATCTCCTTTGCGGTATGTCTGTCCATCAATAATTATTGTTCCACTAGCTATCATGCTTTCGCCTCCTTATGCATAAATTGTATCAGATATCCTCTGCATCTTCGTAATCTGGAAGTGTTTTGAGATACTTATAAGCATCTTCAATAGTCATATTCTCTTCATACTCTTTCTCATATGTAACAGCGGCTCTGTACGGTCTGTCACCGTTGCTTTCCATAGCTCTACCAATCTCATCTACATAAGATACTACAGCTATTGAATCATGACTGTTGATTGTAGACTGAATATATAATATTCTGTGATAATTAGTAACTACGCCGTCGCTTTGACGAATTTCTTTTTTTAAAGCCAATTTTATTCCTCCTATGAGAATGTTATCTTAATATTAGCATAGATGCCGCAAGGGCTATTGTTTGTAACATCTGTGGTATTTTGCATTGTTGCAAATACATGGATGCAGCCTCCACTAAGCGTTGAGTGTACAGTATATTTGCTAGGTTTGACATATTTTGTTGATGAGCCACCATACAAATACTTATTATTTTGTCGGACCATAAGCCCTTCCACACTTGTTACTGTTACCGTTGGGTTCCCAATTATTGGTTTTGATAATGGAATTATAAAAATGACATCCTTGCCGGAACTCGTAATATATCCAGCAGTACCAAAAGTTGCACTGATCGAATCGCCAGCGCAAAAATATGGTCTCCAAGCCCCTAAATAGGTGGATAAATATATTCTCCCTGCATCCAACTTTATTACGTCTGAAGACACAATCTTTGTATTAGAGTTATCAGCATATATCCCATTTCCAATGCTTTCGTACAAATCAGTATAGGATGTTCCACTTTTTACAGATAACGAGAGACTCATATTATCTTTTGCACTATCATAATATAATTCAAGCGCAGCCTTACCACCGGCATTAGTATTACCTGCATCTTTTGTTTGCTGTGTTGATACAACAATGTTGTTTCGTGACTTTACAACAGAACCAGTACCACTATAAACAGGGTCTCCATCTTCATTCACTACCTTAATATCTGTAATTCCAAATCGTACAATTTCGCTGTTATTGTTGCGCACACACATTCCATTTGCGTCAAGTAACGCGTTCTGTCCAAGTTCATTGCCTCGCATATCACCGACAACTAATCCAAGTCCTTCGATATATTTCATAAAGTTAGTTGCAACTTTAGCAGCCTCTGATATCTTGTCTTCCTGACTGCTAAAGTTTTCCTCGGTAACATCTTTAAAGTTCTCGTAGGATTTCTTTACCTTAGTAGCTGTCTTATTCGCTTTAATTGCAACAGAGTCATCCGTAGGTGGTGCTGTAATGTTTCCTGTTAACCATGCTTTTCCGCCGCTGACACGGATTTTTACTGTGTCACCTGTCTTACAATTAATCGCCATCTGTGCGGGGGTTTCATCTGCTCCACCGTCAATGTGGACATATGCCGTTTTTTCGTCAACGCGAAGGACTTTTGCAACCGTGTCGTAAGGCTTTGTTTTGCTTTCTTTCATTGCCGAGGCAATCTCTTTTATAAAATCATTCAATGCTCTCTACCTCTTCCTTTGTCCGGCATCCGTGTTCAAGCGACAAGGTTTGTGATATTATTCTGAATTTTCCAGTAAGGCCATGTCTCGGATAATTTAGAAAGACCACATCGCCTAAAAGAACGTCCTCGAAAAATCGCCGGCTATACTGTATCGTTCTGGCAGGATTCTGCAATTCTTTTAGTTTTCTAACGGCATAAGCCGCTATGTTTTCCCCGGAAGATAATTCAACGCCTGTTTCCGATTTCCACACTTCCCTGCCCCGGCTGACGGTTGATAAATAACTGTCCGGGCTGTCGTCCCGCGCGATAGCCGCTCCGTAATCATCGTGTATCGCCATGAAACAATTTGGTGTGTCATACCAATTAAATGTGTCTGTTACATCACACTCTATTATGTCGTTCGCGTTAATTCCCACCGTAAGACTGCTATTATTATCATTTGCGCAGATAACAATACTTCCATCGCCAAGTATTCGCATCCGCCAGCCAATGGCATCTAAAATATGCAGCGCCATTGTGAGCCTTGTTTCCCCATCTTCCGCAACGATATTATCTGTAGTTATCGGCGATGTTCCTTCGACATACACAGGGGCGGGGATGCAATCATTAAGCAGATTTTTAATCTGTTTTGCTCCGCTACCGGCTGGTGCATAATAGCCACGCGGCAGGATTACATCATCTGCCGGCTTGAGAACGGAATAACAGTCAATATTGTAAGTTTCTCTCACACCATCAAGCTTTCTTTCTGGGAAGGCGGTCAGGCCAGTAAATAGCGCTACTTTTGCTCCCGACCCTCCCTGTTTGGCTTGCAGGTAAATACGGACCCAGCACTCACTATCTGTTATCTTTTCTGTCATTGTGACGGAGGCAGATTCCCTTAAATCTGACGTGCTGTCCCGGTCAATACTGCCCTCAGTAAATTCAAATTCTTTCTGGTCTGTCCACGTCTTGGGGTCAACCGTTGTCAAAATATATCTTGCTGAAAATCCTTTGCTCCAATCCATCACATCACCTCGCTAGGATGCTCTGCGCTCCACTGTTCTTCCGTCACAGCGTCCAGTTCTTCCGAATCCACTTTTTTAATCGTTAGCGAGAAATCTGTCCGCATTTTGTTATCGTGGTCTTTTTTCTCCGACACCTGTATATCGCAGGAAAATGACGAGCCGTCTGGTGTCCTAACGTGACATATTCCAGGATACGTTGCAAGCCGCCTCATTTGCTCAATCATCGTTGGTTCTGTTAGTGAGATACTTACTGCATCAATTTTTAAATCACGAGTGACTGCAGGATTCCAGTCACCTTGTACGGAACCACCAAGATAAACTGTCCTCTCGAAATCTTTATCCCATGAGTTATCTAAATCAAGGTTATACTGGATTTCGATAGATTCACTGTCAAAATCAATGATTGCCTTTTTATATTCTATGGAAAAATCGCTATACAACCATGCAAACGAGCTGTCTGACGTTATATAGTCGCCGTTAGCGGTTTTATTCACAACCAGTATGCCGCCGTACTCATTTAGTGCAGGATATGGATCAACATATTTCTGGCCATAGATTCCGTTTTCAAGAATCAACTCCGCCCTGTCTACGCTCATCCGGTACAAATCAAATGTATCCCCGTCAGCATATGTAGTTGGTTTAGCGACAACAATACTTGCTGTTTTATTGTCTGCAATCGTATTTACAGTGGCCGTTGGTACTTCTGGCTGATGTTTCCACCGCACAACAAACGGTATCTTTTTTTCTGCCACATGGTCATAAATATCTGTAAATGCAATCTGTATGCTATACCTTGCACCGTCATCCATCTGCCCGATCAGGTCGCTCAAGTCAATAGCGTAGCTGTCTGTTTCGCTACCAGTAAAACTAGCAATAATTTCATTGGAAAAATGTTGTTCCTTTAATCCGTCCGGGCGGAGAATATAATAATCCTCGTCCCTGACAATCATTACTTTTGCTGTGCCGGCAGAATCCCCGAAGGATGGGGCTATCGTTAATGGCAGCTGTTCTAAATAATTTGTTGTGCCTTCCGATGATTCCGGTACTGTCTGGTCGGTTGCCTCCGTGGTAACATCGTCAGAATTATATGCCGTTGTTTCTGAGACGAGATTCGTTGCAACGCTGTCTATTGTAGGTTTTGCAACAATTTCGACAGCCACAGAATCTGACCATGCCCCCTCTTTACCTCCTTGTGCTGTAACCATTGCTTTTAAATAATGGATTTCTCCTACATTCCACAGATTGCTCAAAAGACCACTTGCAGTATAGATTTTATTAATGTTTTCAATCGTTTCCGATAATGTCTCCATGCCGGAAGACATCATTAAAACCACAACGTTTCCATCGTTACCTTTGACCGGTTCATCGTTAATCGCTTCTGCTATTTTTATGCTCGCTTTGCTGTTTCCGGTGTAGCCGACACTGCAAATAACTATATCGTCCATGGCAAGATAATTTTCTGTTGTTGCAAGCGTAGGAGTCGTTGGGGTCTCGCTTAGAGATACGGAAACCGTATCGGACCAAGGAGATAACACTTCCTCATCCCCGGACGTATCCCGCAATCTTACGCGAAAATAATATGTTTTTGCCGATTCCAGGGACCCGATGTGCCACGTTGTTTCCCTGTCCTCCACGTCATAAGTAGTTGGGGCGTCCGTACTAATCCATGCGTCCTCATGGTCTGCCCATGATATAGTAGCCGCATCTGCGTTTTTCCATGACCAATCCCATGTTAATTCTACGGTATCAGATGCTACCGCCATTGCAGTTATATTTTTCGGTGGGACTGCAATTTTTCTTGCCTCTGAGTAAATCCACCCTGACTGCATGAGGGGGCTAAGTTTGTAGGTGATGCCAGATGCTCCGTTTTGAGGTGCAGAAGTTCCGGTAAAATTCTTGAGGGCAATCTGGTATTCAGCGCCGCTGGACACGTCCGGACACGTAACTGTGATTGTCCCTTCTTTGTCGGTGATCGCGATAATACCTTTTTCCTCGTTGTCTATTTTCATCCAGATTGCTGTTTTGGCGTCAGGAACCTCTGTATTTCGCTCAACGTTATTGATGATAAGTGTTGTTCCTGTTGCCGATACCGTATCAAATGACGGGGATTTTAAAGCCCCTCGCGCCGCTACTCGTGGCTCAGAGTATGCATATTTTTTATCGTGCGTACTTTGCACTCTTGTCCACATAACCTGGTCTTCCGCTATGCCATCGTCTGTGTTAAAATCTGCTGACACCGTATAATCATGGTACGCAACAGTTACTCCTGTACTCCATGATGTGCCGGTATACCTCTCTCCGCTTTCCGGCGTGTCTATGGCATATTGTAACTCCATAGAATCCACAGGGCGGTCCCGCGGCGATGCCTGCACCCAGTTTGCCCATACATAGCGGCTAGAGGAGCCTATCTCTTTGCTCCCTGTACTCTGTACATTTGGACGCTCTGGGATGCTGTAATAATGGTATGCATAGCTCCAACCGGAATCTCCGGCACACCCTCTCGATTTTGCCCTTACAATACGGCAAAATGTCTTGTTTTGTGTCGGGGAACCATCCTCTGTTATCGCCCATGTGCCAGACGCTCCCGTATAGGATGCATTGGTAAAGCGAGCGTTTGCAATGGCGCCCTTATAGTTTGTCATTAATGCGGTCTGTACCTGCGTCCTTGCAAAATGCCTTGCATCATTTGCCTCGTATGAGGTATTCCAAGTAAATGTACCTTTATTTGCGCCAGTATCATCAAGAGAATAAGAAACGGAAGGGGCATTTGGTGCATAAATGGTAAATGTCTTTGTGGAATGTGCGGCTGTATAGGTATGCTTTTTATCACTTTTTGTTTTGCCCTTTACCTTAAATTCTATCGCGTTTAATAATTTTGATGAGACAGGATAATAATTTTTTGCATTAAGTGCTACCGTTTTTTTAGTTGCTGATTTTCCTACATTTATTTTCTTCCACTTTGTCCAATCCCATTTAGAAGCACCGGCGTTTTTTGTATGTAGACGATACCATAGCCACTGTCCATCCTCATATTTTTTCGCCGGTATTTTCCAAGATATTGTAAATTTCAAACCGTCTCTCGATATAGACAGACCGCTAGGAGCAGCAGACTTTTTCTTTTTCTTTGCCATTATGCCATTTTCACCTGCCTTCTAAGCTCACTTGCCATTCTTCTTCCCCATTCTTCCGGGTTATCTGCACCATTAATAGTTACATCGTTTTTCGTTCCCTGTGTTGCCTCTTTGATATCGTTCATCAGTCTGCTACGACCGTACAGCATCTCGTCTCCTGCTTCTCCTGCTCCAAACAAGGTGGCATCAGAAAATACATATGGGCTTTCCATGGCTTTTTTATACCAGCTAATGTGGAATGATGGCAGGGAACCCTTTCCCCCAATACCGAACGGAGCTTTTCCGCCGGAAACACTCAGGTGCGGTAGGTTTAGGTGTGGAAGAGACCAGCTAAACTTTAAGGCGCTCTTAAACCGTCCAGGGAAGCTTTTTACAAGGGATACTGCCTTAGTAAAGATACTTTTAACAGCCGATGGTATCTTAGTAAATGCTCCTTTTACAGCCGATAAAATACCATTTCCCTTAAATGCTCCCTTGAATCCGTTTACAGCATTTTTAGCGGCACCCTTTAAAAGAGAAGGGAGATTTTTGACCCCTTTTATTATGCCGGTAACAATGTTTTTACCAAGCGAAAACCAGTTAAACGCTGTAAATACGCTTACGATTGCTGTGATAATCTTCGGTAAATTAGCAATTAATAACGGAATCGCACGAACTAAGCCAAACGCTAAATTTGTTATGATTGTTACTCCTGTTGCAAGGATTTTTGGCGCATTATCGTTAATAATGCCAGCCAAATTCGTTATGATTGTAGGTACATATGCAATCAATACAGGAATAGAATTAATCAGCCCTTGAGCAATATTCTGGATAAGTGTCAGGCCTGCATTTATCAATTTGCCTGCGTTGCTCCTCAATGACTCTGTAAATTGTGTCAGCATCGGCAACGCCTGCCCCAAAAAGGTCGGGATGCCCTGAGTCATGCCGTTAGCGATAGTCGTCAGCAAATTAACTCCGACCGATGTAAATACATTTAGCCCTGTGGAAATCGTAGAGGCAAGATTATTTAACAGTTGGCTGACAGCAGTTGTAATACTGCCAGAATTTTGAGTAACGCTTGAAATCAAACCGTTTATGAGGTCGCCGCCGATTTTTGTCAGCCCCGGCAACTGGCCGCTAAAATTAATCGCATCTTGCGCCAGTTTGGAAAGGGCGCCGCTTATGCCGCCAGATTCCATCGCCTCAGCTAATCCACTAACCTCGCTTGTTATACCTTTGATGGCACCACGGATAGTACCCGAAAAGGTATTATAAAAAGCAAGTTGCAGGCCTTCTGTGGCGCTAGATAGCAAGGTTATGTCGCCCTGCAAATTATCTAACTGCGTAGCCGCCTGTTGTGCTGCGGAGCCGGAAGAATCCTGTATTCCTTTCCAAAATTTTTGCACAGTCGCATCACTCGATGCGGTCATTTTATTAAACGCCTGTAAGCCTTGCGTTGTAAAAATCGTTGCAAGAGCATTGTTTTTTTGTTCCGCTGTCATACCCTGCAAAGAGCCATTAAGCTCGTCTACGAGGTCGTTAAAATCTTTTGCCTCGCCGTTTGACTTATAGGCGGATACACCTAACTGATCTAAAGCTTTTGATGCATCATCAGTCGGAGTATATAAGTCCGCCATTGCCCTATTTAATGCCGTAGATGCCTCGGAGCCTGTCACGTTCTGCTCTGCCAAGCGAAGTAAGGAAAGCGTGACACTGTCCGCCGCTTGACCGTAGTTTTTCGCTGTGGCAGCAGAACCGGAAAAAGCCTCTCCAAGGCCTCTTACGTCCGTATTAGCAAGAGTAGCACCCTTTGCCATCAAATCGGCATAGTAAGATGCGTTACTCATCGAGTCACCAAAGCCTTTTACAGCTCCGGCAGTATATGATGCCGATTCTTCCAGACTCATAGCACCGGCAGAGGCAAGGTTAAGTACCGTTCCGATACCGCTAATCTGCTCATCCGCCGACAAGCCAGCCTGAGCAAGGATATTCATTCCTTCCGCCGCTTCCGTTGCGGTGTACTTTGTTGTGCGCCCCATTTCCTCAGCCTTGGCTTTGACGTTCCCTATTTTGTCTACGGTTGTTCCCATGGTAGCTGCTACCTGAGACATTGCAGTATCAAAATTCATTCCGGCATCTATTGATGTTTTTGTAAATGCAACGGCGGCAGCAGAGCCGGCCACCATAGCTGTTTTAGCTACTTTCCCGACCGCTTTAAATGCCCCGCCAATTTTTGATGCGGACGAGCTGGCGTTACCTTCTGCGTCTTTCAGCCCCTGCTTATATGCGGTGTCTTTGATTGCCAGAGTGACAAACAATTCCATCACATTCAATCACTCATCACCACCAATCCGGCTTTTTTAATGACGTCCGCGGCTATTTCTTCGCCAGTCTTTGTTACTGTTTGCTTTTTATCGCTATTAATTAAATCAAAAAATGATACATAGAGATATTTCCCACCGAACGCCTGCGAAATGCTTTCGGTTACATATTTCAGCCCATCGGCCATGTATCGTTTGTAAATTAATTCCTCTGTGTCGTCTAAAATCTTAGCCTTGACGTACAGCAAGAATCCCTTTACGCTTCTTCCTCTGTATTCTCCTGCGCATCGCCAGAGGGTTCTTCTGCTGCGCTTGTTGGCGCTGAAAAAAAAAGCTGACGTACCTCCGGCTCATTGATGAGGTCAACCATGCCTTTGATAACGTCCATTAATTTATGCTTTTTCTTGTATTCCTCAACACTCTGCAATTCAAACGCTGCTAAGATTCCAATTACATCATCTTTGTGTGTTTTTAACAGCCTAGGAGCTGTTTTAGCACCCCTAGCAAAGACTTTGATATATTTCTCCCCTTCCTGCGGTACAAGCTTCTGGCACAGGCTGAGCGCATCATCATCGTCTGCAATGTTACCGATATGTTCGAGGGAGTTCGCAATGGCTTCTAAACCCTGTTCTGCTGTTAATTCTGATAATTTCATGCTTTACCTCCTACGCCGCTTCGCCTGTTTTGATATAAACCTCGTAAGGTACTGTCTCTGCGTTCTTAATGCTGTAATGTCCTGTGTATTCGAAATCAAAATTTCCTTTGGATTTATCATCTGATTTAATCTTAAATCCGCCCGTTGAGAGTGCATTCATAATTTTGATTGCGATAAATCCGGCGGAATCCCCGGAATTTTCGTCCGAATAGTCGCCAATCCACCAAATATCCTTAAAATCTTCTGCCTTTAAATCTGCCCTTGGTGTTACTTTGTTTCCCGCTACGTCTGCCGCCGCCATAAAACTTTTAGCCTGTGCGGTATCCATTGTAACGGCTGTGCCTGATAATTTTACTTCGATAGATTCGATTTCCTTGAGTTCCATCGTGTTTTTAGGCACATTATCAATGTCTTCCCCGAAATCCGTAAAGGATGGCTCCGCGCTAAAGCTACAACCGCCGCTGGTTGCCATGAGGATGTTAGTTGCTGTTATGGCACCCGTTTCCGGCTCAAAAGCTGATACAATAATACCGGCGTTAATCTGTATTTTTTTGAAAAGGTCAGAAGGTACCTGCGTATACTTCATTTGCTCACCTCATTAAATAGTTATAAATTGCATAGTTATTACTGTGTATCTGCGTACTATCGACGAGTCGGCTTCATCGACCAAAGGGGTCCACGGCTGGTCCTGCGACAGGAAAATAAATCCATCATCGCATTTTACCGTAGTACCTCCTTGCAATCTGTCGCTGATTTCTTTTGCCTTTTTGTTTGGGACTGCCTCAGATTCTGTGTGATACCAGACATTTACGACGCTAGTGGCGGCCGCACCTGTCCACCAATTTGCTATAATCGGTTCGTATGTGATAAAAGGGAAAGCGGTATCTTCCGGCACCCTGTTAGACGGATATGCAGTTATGCCGAAGGATGACCAAAATTGATATAGTGCCGCCGTTGGGGTCATGACGTTAACTCCCACTTCTCCGCCGGGACCTGTGCTATGTCTAAATTAGACGACGCAGGGGTTTCTTTTTCTCCTGCATTTGATGTAACTCTAAAAATTTTTCCGTCTTTTGTTTTTAATACATCATGATAGTCTAGCTTTACTGTTTTAGCTGTAGTAATTGTATATGTTGCTGTTACACCCTCTTTCTCTGCCACCCTGGCAGACATAGAGGTATCTTGGATTATTGCCGCCTGTATTTTAGCACCTTCCACCCACTCGGTGATAAATCCACCCTCGCCGTCAGAAGTACGCTTTTTATCCATGAGTATGCAATCTTGTAAAAATTCATTGATTAAGCTCATGCCATTTTCCTCCATGGGTTCAGGCGTGCCCTAAAGGCATCTTGCCACGTGTAGGTCTCGCCTTTACTGTTTGTTGCCCTGCTGTACGAATATCCGCCAAACGATTCCGACTGATACGCTCCTAAATTGCCGTTTTTCGCCTGCCACTCGCTGATTTCGTCCACCAGTGACAAAAACGGTTTGGGGATAGCCAGCGGAACAACTACGCCGTTAAAAGTCTCCTCCTGTAACGGAGCAGTATTGCCTTTGTGGTACTGATAAACCCCGTCATTAAAGATAGAGCCGCTTACTAAATAGTACTGCCCATCTTGTAGCGGGAGGCGAATCGCGGTAGTAGAATAACGCAGGTCTTTAGTATCTTCTGTCACGCCTACATCAAAATTAGGCGTGTCAAAAATCCAATCTCCGATTGTTATTTCTCCCGTGATTGCCGCCCCTTTGACCGGGAAGAAATTGTGAATGTGATTCATGATTTCATAAAGCACTCAATCATCCCCTTTTATTTTCCGTTCGAACTTACTTCCGAAACGGCACTTGATACTTCTGGGATAGTTTCTGTGGTTCCGACAGTAACTACGCAAACACCGTCAAGGTATTCTGCCCACAGCTTCATGCCCATAATGGCGTATGTTTCGCCTGTGGCGTTTGTATAGTTGCCGCCTGCGTGGAATCCAATCAGATTTGTTTCGCCAGATGTTGTGTAGTCCAGGCCAAGTTTTTTAAAATCACTATCGCCGGGATCAATATAATACAAGTCAATATTTTCTACAGGTGTTGCAATAACAGTTTTTGCCGGGATGTAGGCGTCAGGGAGGAGGAACAGTGTAGAGAAACCAAAGAAGTCTTTGATATACTGCAATCCAAACATTGTCTGCACAGTAATCTCTTTATCACCTAACCAGTCGTAAAAATCCATTACATTTGCAAATCCTACGACTTCGGTTACATTTCTGTTCATGCCTGCGAATTTGTTGAGTACAGCACCTTTTGCGATCGCAAGTGCTTTCTGCCATTTCTTCTGCGTACCTTTTAATGTTCCCGTTTTTAAAAATGTGTAAAAATCTTTTAAAACCTTGTTCTGCAGCTCAACCATAAAGGCATCATCTGTCTTTTCGATTGCGACCGTTGCGCCCCATTTTGCCACAGACTCAAGAGTTAAAGATTTAGCGTATTTTTCTACAACAATATCTTCTTTCTTGCTTTCCACAACTTTAAACTGTGTAAAAGGGATTGCCTCACCCTCACCTACGCTTGCGCCGCCCTGTAAAGCTTCATCTTTCATCTGCGCTTCGTAGGTTACTAAGCTGGTGCCCGGCTCTTTTCTGATAGGTTTAAAGATTCCCAAGATAGTTCTCAGCGCATCCCAGTTTTTTTCAAATTGTGTTACAAAATCAATTTCTCTCGCTTTGAGAGCGCTATCTGTATTTAATACAGTGCTAGTGGTTACTCCTGCCATTGTCTACTCCTTTCAAAAACCAAAAAGTTCGTGATTTTCCGCAATCGCTTTCTGACGTTCGCCCGCATCTTTAATTTCCATGATTTCTTTCTTGGTCATTTTCCCCGGTTCTCCTCCCGGTGGATTTGATACGTTAGCGCCTTGAGTCGTTTCGGTTGTAATATAATCGGCATACGATTCTTTGATGCCTTTTTCTACCTCTGTTGCGTTCTCAAATTTCCCGTCAGTTCCGATTTTTAAATTATCAATAGTTTCTTTTGACGCTTTTAATGCAAGGCCAATTACTTTACTGGACACGCCGGAATCTTCAAGCATCTTTTTGTATGCGGCTTCTTTCGCATCGTACGATGCCTTCTTGTCCTGCTCGGCTTTGTAGTTCTCAAAACCTGCGTGTTCTTTCTCATACTTGCCTTTCCAGTCGTCCTTTTCATAGTCCTTCAATTTCTCCTGGAGGTCTGGGACTTTCTCTGCGTCCTCTTTGTATTTACTAATCTCGTTCTTGAGACCCGTAACGGTTGCAGAGTGTTCTTCGATAATCGCGGAAACCTGCTCGTCTGTAAGTGTCATGCTTTTTAAAAAAGCTCTTGTTAATGCCATTTGATTACTCCTTTTCTTTGAGGGATTTCTTTCCCTAAATGACTTTATATGTAAATCACAGTACTTCGTGATTACTTACTAAATAATTTTGCAGCTTTAAGGGATTTCGCCCCAAATTTGCCGTCAATTTTTAATTTACATTTCGACTGGAAAATACTAACTGCATCTTCTGTCTTTTCTCCATATTTGCCGTCAGTTTCTAATTTTGAGCCGATAGCCCAGTTTAAAAACTTCTGCAATTTCTCAATTTCTTCCCTTGTGTTTTTTAATACCGTGATGCCGTCTAAAAACGCATAGTAGCCGCGTGGCGGCAATTTAGGAAATTTCCCGGTGTATTTAACCTTTTTTGTTGTTTCTTCCTTCTGCACCGTCGCCGGGAAGTCGTGATACAAAATATTTAAATCAAACTTGCCGCCGTTGCCGGTTGAAACCTTGGCTGGAAACACGCCAGAGCTAGTATATTGCCACACCATAAGGTCGGCTACGTTTGTAGGCTTATAAGATTTGTTTGGTGTCGCTTTAAATGCCATGCGGTTATAGCCTTTGTAATAACGTGCAATCCACCAGTTTTTACACTTGACCTTGTTTTTATCAATATGCTCCGAAAAATACGACATCCCGGTGTAAACACCAAATTTATAGCCTCTTGACTCAACGACAGTCTGTGCCGCATTGATAATCTCGGCAATCTTTACTTTGCTTAGCCCTGCCTGCACTTTGTCTTCAATGTCAAACCAAACGCCGTATTTAAAATGCTTCTTACTAATCTTGTCGAGGATGTCGCATACAAGTTCCATGTCTGACTTAGCTTTTGCCACTGTAGTAGCGTATGTGTAGTTATACACGCCCCATGGGATACCTAATTTCTCACACTTTTTATAGTTCTCCTCAAATTTTTTATCTTTGCCTAAATCCTTGCGGATAATCTTAATGATCGCACCATCGCAACCGTATTTCTTTACTTTCTTCCAGTCAATCGTGTCGTTGTATGTAGATACATCAATAATTTTTCTCTGTGTCATTTTCTCACCCTTTCCATCTCAGCACATATAAGATTTTCTGGTTGCTGTTAATAATCCTATGTATCTTTTTGTATGTTCCACCTGCTTTTTTAGTATTTGTACTAGCCTTTCCAGCATCCCACCAGACCATTTTATTGCTCTCGTTTATTCCTGCAAAAATGTTAGTATGTAGGCGATAAAGGCAAATGTCTCCAGGCTTTAATTTACTTTTATAATCCCGCGGCAACTTGTTGACTGTAATCAGTTTGTAGTGTTTTAACATAGCTGTCTTGGTCCCTGTTCCCTTCCAGACGATGTTTCCGCTTTTATTGCAGTAAAACATCTGCCCGGCCTTGAGGATTCCTAACTGCTGTAAGCAATAGCACACGAACGATGCGCAGTTGCTTACCTTTTTCTTCTTTGCGCCCGCCCAGCTATTCGCCACGTTTTGAGAGTATTTAAATTTTTTATCAACAAAATACTCCGCCGTTTCCTTTGCCTTGACGAGCAAAGACAATCTGTCCATTATTCCATCGCTCCTTTTAATTCATCTGCAATGATTGCTGTGTATTCTTTCGCGTAATTTGCCGCCGCCGGTTTTAAATACGGCTGCGCCCTCTGACCGTTTGTGATGTGCCATTGTCCCTTATCGTCCTGATAAGTCCACGGGGTCTTTCTTCCTCCCTTGTAATACACGCCAGTTCCCAGTTCCACATAGGCGGCGTATTCTTCGTTGCTGCCTATTGTTTCCGTGAGATTTTCCAAGTCGGTCCGATGCGTAATGCTGTTTCTTAATGCGCCCGTATCGACCGGGCAAAGGTCTTTTGCGTGCCCTTCTGCGGCGGCTCCTGCCTGTTCTAATGCCCTTGCAAGTGCCATGGTGGTTTTAAGTATTACTTCGTCCACGTGACTCACAACATCAATATCCGCCATTATATTCGCCCCCTTTGCGTTGCTAACCATTCGTAGTAGGTCATGTCTTCTATGACTTCGTTTCTGCCTGTCTCTGGGTTTCTGACGCGTATCATTCGCGGTTGTGCTAGTTCGGCGGGTAGTGCAGTTCTCTGCGTACAGCGGCAGTTATAAACTTCCGCCGGGATTCCACTTGGGTCTCCCGGATACATGAGACCGTTTGAGTACGCCATGTTAAACGGTACTTCTTCACCGTCTAACGCTCTGTGGCTGTCTCGGGTCCTCAAATCCTTTGTCGCTGTCCAGTGTTTTACTACATCAATTCCCATCTGGTAGGCTTCCTCATATGCCGCCTGCCTGCCCCCATTTTGCGCCCCTGTGAACGCTGTGCGGGCGTTTCTAATTGCGGCAGTATGATTCATTCCTGTAACGTCCTGAAATCGCCCTGCGAGCTTTTTTATGCTGTCACCCTGTAAAATTCCTTGCAATAGTGCATTTTGCAATTTCTTCTTGTTCCAGTGCACATCCTTGCTTTTTAGTACCCTACGTGGTGGAAGAATCTTCTGCTTTTTGACCGTCAGCCGTTTAACCGTGTGCTCGTCAACCAAATTAAAAGCAATATCTCCAATCTCTTTTATCTGCTTATCAGACATAAGAGATTTAATCATATATGCCTCAAAATTGCGATTAAGGGCAATCACAAGAGGGGTTTTCTCGTTGATGTATGCCGCGGCAATCTCATTTGACTCTGTCAGCCGCCGCGCCATGTCCTCGCGCAGCGCTTCCCACCTCTGCCCTCTGCCATACTGGTTCATCAGCCACGCTTCAAACTCTTTTTTGGTGTACTTTCCTGCTTGGTATGCCGCATATTCTTTAACGTACCGGCTGGAGAATTGTTTAAAATAGTTTCTCGCTTTGCTGTCAATCTCTTTTTCAGCCTGCTTATATACGTCTGTTAGCCGTTTTTCTAACTTTTGCAACTCCTGTTCTGTCCACTTGTCGGATGGATACATAGTTATTCATCCCCTTCTGGGCTATCTTCCGGCGTATCTGGTTCAGGTGGCTCTGTGTAGCGGTTATATGATTCTTCGTCCAACTTTGCCAAAATGTCCGGCACTTCTTCTGGTGCGACAAACGGTAATTTTTTCAGGATGGTTTCTTCATCCAGATAATTTGCTGCCTCAAGAACCATGTCTGTACGTTCTTTCTCGTTACTGATTCTGTTCCGCTTAAATTGCGGCTCGTCATCAATCCCTGCAAGCTCCAGAATCTTCTCGATTGCATCGCCTACGAAGTACTCAAAATCATCTGCATTATCATCCAGTGGCTGGTATGCGGCGTCGATATGGTCGTTTGTTGCTCCGGCGGCTATGGCGTGTACATCCAACGCCCCGAAATCCTCATAAATTTCTGACCGCATCTGCGTGAGAAACTCTTTTCTGGCGGTATACGGCGGCTCTTGTGTGTATGCCTGTACCTGCCCTTCCTCAGCCTTTGCGATGTGCTGAAACTTGAGCCGGTCCCTAAACTCTGCCAGCTCGTCATCCGTCATACCGTCAGCGTTGGAAATGAGCCAATACATCTGTGCACAGTCGTCTAAATCATTAGCAAAACCACTTTGTACCGCATCGTAGGCATCAATCTTTGACTGCATTCCCCTCAGGGTGCTTATATGTCTTTTGTTGCCAAACATCGGCACAATAGGGAGACTGCTATAATTTTCTTCCCCGATGATTTCGGGTTCCAAATTATTAGCAACCTCGACTCTTTGTCTGTATGCCCGCTTGGGAGCGGTCTCTTTCAATTCTCCAAATTTGCTTTCTGCACTGTAGGTTGTATAGCCATCTATTTCGTATAGCACAACCTTAAACGGTTTCTGCTCGTCCAGCTGCCAGAATCTTATGCCTGCCATCAATGCTCCTGTGTCCTCGTCCCACATTGGGGCGAACTGTGTGAGGGGAAATTCGTGCACGTGGTCCACATTCCAGAACAAAAAGGACTGACCATGAATTAACGCATCGTATGCTGCCTCTTTAATTCTTGTGTCAAACTTTTTGCCCAGTTTATCCTTGACACTCATGTCATTAAAAAAGACGCCGTTTCCTAGACTGTACGAACAACGCTGTGTATTTAATTTGTGAAAGAAATTAGAGCATATCCGTGCGTTAGACGAAAAATTATCTATCTTTTTTTGACCTAGCAAGGTGTAATAAACACGCTGGAATTGCAAGATAGTCTCATTTTCCTGCGCGTCATACTTGTCCGCCTTTAACGCCTCTTTGTATGCTCCCGTACTCTCGTGGAATTTTATAAACTGATTTATAAATTGCCCTTTGTCTTTTGCGGCAATGAAATCTTGATATGATAAATACATTTGTCGTCACCCTAGAATTGATTTGTATTGTCTTGATTGGCTGCGCTTGACGAGTTTTAATGTTTTTACAAGATACCTGATAGCATCCATTGCGTGATCTGACTGTTTTATAACTGCATCCCTGCCTTTGTCAGCCGCTGTTGGGTCCCATGCATAGATACCAAACTCCTCGATTGTGTGCGTGCAAGACGGGTCAAACGATAATTTGTCTTGTGTCAACATCGTCTCAACATCTGCTATCCCGTCGTTAACAGTGTTATCCGCCTTTTTGACCTTATGTCCTCTACTGCGTAACTCTACGATGAGAGCGGCGGCGGATGGGTCAACAATGACTAAATCATCTTTCTGCCCGTTTAGTGTGTCCTCTAGTCCTTTTACTAGCTCGCTGACCGGTTTCATTCGGTTGTTCTCCCTGCCTGAATAGTAGTATTCTTTTATACAGTGCCAGTTGCCGGTATCTACTCTTTTTTGCCATACAAGGAAGACGGTAGCGTTTTGCATACCAAAATCAGAGCTAACAATTATCTCTCCGCTAGTCTTTGCTTTACAGACGTGTCTTTCCTCTGAAAACATATCGTACACAAGACCTTCTGCCACTGCCCAGTTGCCTAGTATGTAGCGTTGATACCTGTGTGTCCCTGAGTATTCTTTTATCAGTTCGTCTACTACCGCCGGGGGTAGGCAGCCATCGTGTATGTTGTACGCCTGTTGGAATATATCTGCATCAGAATCCAGAAAGCCTTTGAACCAGTGCTTCGGTCCCGCCGGGTTGCACGTCCCATCAAAATGACTGTGTGGCGTTCTGAGACGAGATTTTAACATCTCAAATACTTCTTGGTTCCACGTCGTTACTTCGTCGCCGTATGCATACTCAATCGTTGCTCCCTGTATCCTTGCAACGTGTTTCTTGTTGTCAGCGCCTAGTGCATATACCTTTTTGCCAAATAGCTGTACTGTGTTGTCGCTCCGTATCTCGCCAACTAGCTCCTCGCCCCAAATCTCTCGCATAGGGTCAAGTATGTTACGTTGTAGCGTGCCTCTGGTGTTTCCCAACATCACAGCAAGCCCTAATCCTTTTAGATGTGTCAGGCGTTGAGGGATTACGGTTGTGTAGTCCACAAACGATTTCCCGGAACCTGTCGCCCCAGTCTTTACGTTCCAACGATGGTTACAACCTTGTAGATATTCTGCCTGTTTGCTAGTCAATGACACTATTGACACCCCCAAGGATTTCAATAGCTTTTGCCAGTGCTTTGTCGCTTGCACTCTCTGACTGTGGCTTATCTCGCCATTGTTCCGGCTTTCTGTTCTTTAGCCAAAATATCTGTGCTGTTGTATCCGGCGCAACGTGTTTTTTTGTTACTTTTCGCTCCGTCATTACTCCGCCTTCGTACTTTTCGCTCGTCTCCTCGTAGCTGTACCCTAACGCCCGTTGTAACAGGCTTTTTTCCACTTGCCTGTCCACAACATCTTTTCCCTTTTTTAAGGTATCGGCTAAAATTGGAAATTTTTTCTTCCATGTATACAAGGTATCTGGGTTAATGCCGATGTTTGCCGCAATCTCTTTGTCTGTGCATCCATCTCGCGCCCATCCCTCTAGCTTAAGTAACCCTTCTTGGGTCAGCCACTCCTGGTATTTACTTATCCCATTTTGGGGTCACCTCCTAAATACAACCATAACCCCGTAATGAATTGTTTACGGGGTTATATGAAAGGAAAGAAAATATGAAAAAAATCGTTTACGCCAGTTGCATAGCGCAACTAGATACAAGTATAAGGAATTGCACCTTAACAGCCGCCGGGGTAAGACTAATAAGCGGCTGGTCCCTAAACACTTGTAGACCCGCAACCTGTATGGAACGTAAGGCACCGTGGGATAGGTGTCTTACGTACTCTCTTTTACGCGGGTGAGAGTTTACACTTTTACCACAAAAAGATGAGGAGGTTATGTCTCACAAAAAGTTACCAGTACTCGTCCGTACAAGTGTATTGTACGACATTTTTTAAGCCGTGTTAGACAAACATAAAAAAGAGAGGGAGGGAATTCTCCCCCTCTAATATCCTGCATATTTCCCAGCCAAATTGGCGAAAGCACTAAGCCATCTACGTATAGTCATTTCTGCATATCCGAGCTTATTCGCCGCCCCTGCTATCGTGTATCTATCCTCGAAATACACCAGCTGTACGGCTTTCATTCTGTCCTCGCCGTTGTCCATCCCCTCTGTTTGCTTTATCGCCTTGTTGATAGCGTACATCCATAGGGCTGACTGGGCTGTATTTTCTGCAATCAGTTTGTCTGGGTATTTTTTTACCTGCTTTACTGCGTGTCCATACCAGTCGTGTTTGGGATTGCTCAATTTTCTTACCTCCGCGTAATCATCGCTAATATCATCATTACTGCTGCATAAATCTTATCTTCTTTTTCTTCTGCCGCCATCCATTCCAGTAAAGCAATCGCTGCCCATATTATAGGCATCACGTTACTTATCACGTTATTTACTGTACTCATATCACTTCCTCCATAAATCACTTGCTTTCCATGCAAGCAACAAATATATTATTGCCAATATAACTGCTCCACAAATCTTTTCACTCATATTTACTCCTCCAACTTTCTTCTTATTTCTTTTTCATTGTCTGCATTCATTGCTACATCAAATATGCTCATCGTTCTATCTCCCCGTTTCTTCCAACTTTTTTAAACCTCACTCTTTGTAGCGCGTCAGGGTACTTTGTTGTATTGACTCCCGAAAAAAATTGTTTTAAATCTCTACTCCATGTAAGCTGGGAAGGTGTAAAGTCTTTGTATATCACTTCTATTTCAAGAGACTCGGAATTTACTACAACGTCCGTTACGATATATAATCCTCCTTTGAAGTGCCTGTATATACAACCAGTCATTTCTTCTTTCAAATATTGAGCGTCCTTCTGAATTTCCATTACGTCGGTAGAACGCCTTGTATCATATACAGCAGTTAACATCTTTCTTCCTCCTTTTAAATATACTCATTTCTTTTTTCCTTTCTTGTCTTCATGCTTCTATACGTTTTTTCGCTTTACAAATAAACTTGTTATTTCCTCCTGTTTAAAAATATGTGAGCGTATCCGTGGCGTTGTTTGCCATCAACTCGACTCGTTTTAAATATCTTAACTGATTCTGGATGTATGCATCGGAGTCTTTGCCTCCGGCCGCTCTCCAGTCAGCTATTCGCTTATCAACATCTTGCAGTACATTAATCGGAATCATATCAAGATTGATATCTTCGAGACTAAGCTGTTTCATCTTTTTGCTCCTTTCATATATGCTCATGCGCCGTTTTGCCTTTGCAATGTTCGTGATTTCGTGTATCCATCTCTTTCGCCTAATTTTTCTGCAATAGCTCTTATTACATTTACAGTTACGCCGTTTCCTGCTTGCTTATATAATTGACTATCAGAATTAACAAACTCTGCTTTTTCAAAATAGTCATCTGTCCAACCTTGTAGCCTAAAGCATTCTTTCGGTGTCAGCCTTCTAATAGCTATGTAGCATTGGTATTTTTCGTACCAGGTTGCATATACGGTCAGCTCTTCTGAAACTTGCACAAAAATCCCTTGATTGCAACTGGTATCTAATGTATTTGCAACATCACGTCCAACTCGCCCTCTTCTTGTTTTACTTCCTGGAACTGATAAATTCACGCTATCAATGCCTACTCTACACTCGGAATAGCCTTGCTTTGTTGCTTCGGCTACTTTTATGCAGACATTAGGTTCGTTTCCATGCGATTGACTTCTAAGTGTTGGCACTTCACCCTTAGGGGTAACACATTTCGCTTTTCTGCCCTGTGGATCAATAACTCCAATCAGTTCGATCCCCACTCCGTGTCTATCCTGTCCAGTAAGTGTAAACATCGGCTCACCATTTTCTTTGAACCTTCTTCCGTTCTGACGTTTCTCTGCCTTGTCTGGTGTTAATACCGGAATTGCGATACCACTATTTTGCGCTTTATACGTTCCGTATCCTTTTTGGTATCTCGCTTGCAAGCATCTAGCAACGCTAGTTGTTTCTGTTCCACTATTGCACAAATCTATAAAACACGGCAACGCTACATGATGCCCTCGCCCACCACCTTGACCAGCATCAAGAGTTTCTGTAATTCCATCAGGTGCAAATACCTGCGTATTTCTTCTGTAACCGTCCCTGCGACCTATTATTTGAATATTATCTTCTCTGTCTGCTCTTTCGACAGGAAATACTTCTGCGGAGCCTCTGCCTCTAAGATGCCCGATAATGAAACACCTTTCTCTGTTCTGTGGCACTCCGAAATCTTTGGAGTTGAGCACCTGCCATTCTGCATCATACCCCCTCTGCTCCATTTCAATGAGCAGTCTGGCGAAATCCCATCCTCCATTAATACTAAGCAAATTCTTAACGTTCTCAATGAAAAGGTAAGTGGGTCTATTTTCTTCTTCGAGTTGTCCGATAAGGTACATAACTCTGAAAAACAAGCTTGAACGGTTTCCTTGAAACCCAAGTTGCTTTCCTGCAACAGAGATGTCTTGACATGGGAATCCGAAACACCAGCAATCTGCTTTTGGAATGTCTCCGGCATATACTCTTCTAATGTCATTTGCGTACCACTCTCCATTCCTGTATTCCTCCTTTAGTATTTCTTTTTGTCGCTGTTTCAACGGCATTTTGCTCAAAAATTCTCTTTGTTCCTGAGTAATCAGATGCATAGATGTGTAGCTCGCAACCGCGAATTTGTCAAATTCGCAAAAGCCAACACATTCATGTCCTTCCAGTTCCATCCCCCTGCGAAACCCTCCGATTCCGGCAAAAAAATCAATAAACTTCATTTTTCTTTCCTCTTATATATGCTCATGCGGTTTGACCGGTTCCCAGTGTTTTTCAGCTTCCTGCTCAACCAATCGGTTATACTGTTCCACAAATTCTTCCTCACTTATTTCACCCTGCATAAATTTTTCTGATATGCTCACGTAGGTCTTCATTGGTATCCTTTTCAGTCGGTTACACCGCTTCGTAAACTCCTCATCACTTATTTCATTTTTTATGTATTGTTGTGCTAAACCTATATATGTATCCGGTTCGATTGTATTATCGCTCATTTATGCCTCCAATCTAATTTCTGGCCGCACCAAGAACAATATTGAATACTTTGAATCTCCACTTCATTTGGTGTATACGTTCTGCCATGACAAATCGGGCACTCGCATACATATTCATTGCCTGTGAATCTTTCAATAGGTTTCTTGGAAATCTGCTTTTCCAATGCTTTGAGTGCCATCAATATGGCTTTATCATGTTTTCTTGCCGTAATTGCACTTTTTGGTGGGTCTGTGTGTATATCCTTTTCTAAAATCCCAATCGCCTCTTCTAATGTCATTATTCATTCCCCCTTATTCTTCCGCACGCTTTCGTCCACTCCCTCACAAATCTCTTTTCTGTCAGGTCGCTTGGGAAAAGCTTTGTTTTTTTGTTTTTGTTTCCTCTGTTTCTCAACTCCCTTTCTACGGCTTCAATTTTCCCCCTCGATTTGGGTGTTTTGCGTAGTTCGGTCATTGCTTCCCTTAACTCTTGTTCTGTGCATCCCACCAGAAATGCGGCTCGGTCAAGGCTTGGTATTTCATATAGTTTTTTCGCTATTTTGTTTTGTATTTTGTCAAAATCTTCGTATTTCAGCCCGTATGGCATTTTCTTTCCTTTCCCCTCCGGAATAAATCCGGAGGAATCAATGGCATATAGCTCCTCACGGAACCGTTAACGTGTTGCTGTAATGTGTATCTATCCTTAACCCCGGAGGGTGTCCAGCTTTAATATCTTACCCAGTCAAACGGCAATTTATTTACTAGCAGGCAAGCCGCGCCCTCCTTTCCTACCGCAAAAAGGCAATTTCGGCAATATTTATGCTCGTTGCAGTACTTCTTGAGTATTTTCGCCGCTTTTCTTGCTTCTGAGTCTCCTGTTTTTTTCATTACGCCACCTCCCTGATCGTGATGCCATACCGTTCAAGCATCAGCTTTCTCTTGATGATGTATTCCGGATTTTTTCTTGTGCGCGGGGATTTTACGTCCTCAACAACAATCTTTCCCTCTTTGTCTGTGTAGCGGAAATCTGCTGTATATGATACGGGGCGTTCTGTAGTGCCATCCTCTCGTTTCTGGCTGCCTATAAGGATGTATCTAGCCTGTCGCTCTAATCCTGTAATTTTCCCCGCTTCTTGCATCGCCGCAAGCTCTAAATAACGATGCATTTCTCTCTTGCTGTCAAACTTCCCATCTTTCGTAAAAATCTTTTTATTTCTAAACTTATTCACAGATAATTCCTCCCAAATGTTTTGATAAATTCTTCCCTCGTTCCGTTGTTCTCCTCCCAATACTTCTGCGCTAGCTCTTTGAGATACCTGTCTAGCGGTCCGTTGGGATTGCGATGCACTGCCTCACCACCGTTGGTATGGTGATTTAAACACAAATAAACTGTAAAACCATACTTTTCGGCTTGTTTTCTGTTGCTACTGCCATATAAGACATGATGTCTATGTAAATTTTGGGTTGTTTTGCAGAAAAAACACTCTTTTTTTGATTGTAGTACGCTATTCATTGCTAGAATCCTCGCTTGTGAAATGATATTCCATTAAATCAGCAATCATTAGGTATTCTTTTGCTATTTTTCCGTTTCGTGTTTCTTTTACCCGTTTTCTAAATTCTTCCAAGTCTCCATGGAAACACCCGCAATTAACCATTATTTTTTTATTTTTGCCCCTATAAAAAGTTGTGCAGCGGAATTCTGTTCCGAAGCCCTGTACTAATGCATAATCTGCGTTGCCGGAAACCCATGCGTTGCCGGAAACCCATGCGTTGCCGTAAACCCTTGCGTCGCCGTAAACCCTTGCGTCGCCGCAAACCCTTGCGTTGCCGCAAACCCATGCGTCGCCGTAAACCCTTGCGTTGCCGGAAACCCATGCGTTGTCGTAAACCCTTGCGTTGCCGCAAACCCATGCGTTGTCGTAAACCCTTGCGTTGCCGCAAACCCTTGCGTTGTCGCAAACCCTTGCGTCGCCGTAAACCCTTGCGTCGCCGTAAACCCATGCGTTGTCGTAAACCCATGCGTTGCCGTAAACCCTTGCGTCGCCGTAAACCCTTGCGTCGCCGGAAACCCATGCGTTGTCGTAAACCCTTGCGTTGCCGCAAACCCATGCGTTGTCGTAAACCCTTGCGTTGCCGCAAACCCTTGCGTTGTCGCAAACCCTTGCGTCGCCGTAAACCCTTGCGTCGCCGTAAACCCATGCGTTGTCGTAAACCCATGCGTTGTCGGCTTGCGATACATTTCCCTCTTTCTCTACATATCCTCCAAGTTCTCCAGCTTTCACGTCTCCAAATTCAACCAGTGCTTTAATTCTAAATAACTTTTTTCCAAATGCATTTGTGATAAATTCTGTTGTTAATTCAAATTTTTTCATTTCTCTTCTTCCTTTCTTGGCTTCCATTTTCCTAGTATTTGTTCCAGCTCTCTTGCTGTTAGCGTTTCAATTCCTAAGTCTTCCGCTTCCTGTATCGTGCCCTTGATTAGCTCACTCATTTCCCGGCTGTCGTAGGTGTGCGAACCTCGCATGAGTCTGTAAAATACTACCTCTTTGCCTTTTTCTAGCCGCCGTCCTATCGCAACCGTGTGAACGTCCTCTTTTTTGTACATGATATTGGTTGGGACATTGGTTTTTAAAACCGCTATGTCCCCTTTTATCAGCTCCGGCTGTCCGTATCTGCCTATCATCAAATTTTTGGCTTCCGCCTTGCTTGTGCCGACTTTTTCCGCTATTTTGGTGACTAAAACATGGAAATAGGCGTTTGCCGACAAGCTTCTTTTCTTGCGGAACGGTTTAATTATTACGGACAGTTTTTCCAACTTTTTCAGTTCGTCCACGCCCTTTATAAACCGCTCCGCCTCGTTGATTTCCAGGGTAACTGTTATCTTTTTGCTAAAATAATCCACCGCTAAGTTTTTTATTTTTCCAGTTAAATCCATGCTATTTCAGTCCTAATTCCTTCATGGCTTCAGCGTATTGTTGCTGTGTCGTCTGATACAGTGATTTTAAACCTCTTTGACTTGCCCATTCTTTAATTTGGGCTTCCGTCATTCCTTTTTTTTGCATCAAATCATAGAGCCGTTTTGCTTCTTTCTCTGTGATAACCTCGTTTCGTTTGTATTCGTCTGTATCCGGGTCTTTCGAGTCGTCCAGAAGAAACAAGCTATTTAACGCGTATTTCCTTGCGTAGCTTGATGCTGACCCGGTAACTTGTGCTGCATCCATCTTTTTTTTACTTTCCTCCTCTCTGGCGTATGCTGTAGTGCAAAAACTGCCCTCGCTTTCTATGTCTTTTAAAATTGCTGTCGCCTTTATGTAAAATCGGTTGCCCAGCATAATAATTTCGTCGTTTACGGCTAATATTAAGCCTTCCCTGTCCAATAAAGGCTTTACTGCCTCATAGATGTCCTCTAAGCTCCTGTAGCTATAGCCACCATACTCACTGTATTTACTCTTGGGCACCTTTAATTCTGCCTGAATTTTTTGCAACTTTTTGTGAATATTCCCCATCTTTCTTACCTCACAATCACGCTTTTAGAAGTCTCAATGTGTGCCCCTGTGACCTCTTTCCCGGCTTTAATCGCCTTTTTAATCGCTGTCTTGTCCGCCTGTGGCTCTGGAATCCTGATGTATTCCTCTGCCAGGCTGCCTAAGTCGTCAATGGTCACAGACTCGCTGTTTCTGTATGACACGCTTACTCTTGCCGTTTTGAGCTTTTCACCGTCAAGAGCATGGGACAGATAGTCCTTGCACCTCTGTGCGGCGTTCTCGCAACTTCTACGGCGTTTCGCAAGCTTTTCTTCCTCCTCTTTGATTGCCTTTGCTTCTGCGGCATAATTCTTCACCGCCAGTGCGATTCCCTCCACTTTTTTGTCTCTCTCGATGTTGAGAGCCTCAAGTTTTTCGAGGTCAATAATTTCTCCTGTCTCCTCGTCTACGCAATCCATGATTGCACTGTCAATCTCGTATAGTGTCATTGCTCTAATTCCTCCTCATATCTCTCGTATTCGCTGTAGTTCGCCGCACCTCGTTTGATTGCTTTGTGTGCTGTTCTGTACTCATATTCCGCCTCAAGGTGCTGCGTCTTTAAATATTCTCTAGCCGGGTCAAATCCTCGTTCCATTTCCTGTCCCCCATGCCTCTTTAATGGCTTTGCCCAGTTCGTTGTAGCCTCTGGCGTATGCCTCTATCTTTTTCATGTCGTTGCTTCTTTCAACGCCAAGTCTAAACAGCTCAAGCAGTCCCTGTGCCACCTCTTTGTCTTTGACAGTAATCGTGACTTCTGCCGGGATTACTCCTTTCCCCATCACTTCATCGTCGTATTCCTTCGCCCGGAACCATGTCGCATTAATCATTGCATCCATAGCCTAACCTCTCTTTCTTTTCCGCTATCCAATCCCCTAACGCTCCCTCGCACTGCTCCGGGGGATAATTTTTATTATCCTGCTCTAACCTCCCAACTATTTCTCCCAGTGTGGGTAGTTCTGGTACTGTTTCTTTTCGCTCTATCGCTCCCGCCGCCCGTATCATCTCTTGGAGCTTCGGTGGGTACTTGTCTATCTCCTTTTGTGCTTCTAACGCCGCTCTGTAGCTTCTGAGGAAATTTGACTGTATGACTGTCTGAAAGTCCGCTGATTCTACTACCGCCCAGTCATGGAGCGTCTGTGGCGTTCCTACTGCCTTTTGCAACGTAGGGGGCAGTTTGTAAAACTCCTCTCTGTAGCCGTAAATCCCATTACTGCACGCCTTTGATACTGTCGCCCATGCTTCCTGCTCACTCAGATAGCTGCTTTCTGCCTTAAGCTTACTGGCACACTCCAGAATGTCTGCCGGTGTCGGTGGAAACTTTCTAGTTGTCATGTACATCTGCGCCGCTATGCTTATTGTCTGGTAGTCGTTATTCTTGCCTACCAAGCGATACCACATGTCTAACGCCTGTTCGTTGGGAACAAATCCCGGAGCCGTGTAAACGGTTTTTAGTGCGGCTACGATTTTAGAAAACTCCGAAATCGTCATACATTCCGCCTCCCTCCTGTTCTTTCTGTGCTGCCCAGTGCTGTATATCTCCATACAGTCGGTCGTTAATGTTCTTCGTGCTGTCATTAGCTGTTTTCAGCTCAAAGAATCCTAACCACTCCTTGTCCAATGACTGGTCTATGATTTTTTTCATCGTTCCCAAATCTCCACCAGACAGCTCGTGTAATTTTTTGAGCAAAGCTTTCAAGGCTCTGTCTGTTCTTACTGGCTTTCTGATTTTCTTACGCATAGCAAGGAATTCCAAAAACTTACAGTTAAGTTCTTCATCCTCGAAATACTGTTCCGGTTCTTTTTTCGCACGCACACTCTCTTTTATTCCTTTAGTACTTGATTCTTTAAGTATTTTATTATTTAAGTATTTTATTCCTTTAGTATTTAATTGCGTTGGATTTTCCTGTATAGGTTTTTCCTGTGTTGGTTTTTCCAATATAGGCTTTTCCTCTTTAGGTTCTTCCAATACAGGTTTTTCCTGTGTTGGCTTTTCGTAAATGTCGTAAACTGTACCGCTTACCTGTCCTTTTTCGTTTCTCTCACGAGTCACTCTCAGGTATCCGAACGTCTTTAACTCTTCCAATGCGGCTCTCACGCCGTCTACGCCGTCTTTATTCAAATTTGCCAGTCCCTTAACTGTAAAGTCCCAGTCTTCCGGTAAACTAAGCATAAGGCTCAGCAAGCCTTTCGCTTTTAAAGACATATCCTTTTCTCTAAAATGATAATTCGACATAACGGTGTAGTCTGTCGTTTTATTTATTCTCATTACTGCCATGTCTACCTCCTATCTTGACAAAACGCCAAGTCTTTTGTATGATTTACTTGTATGATTTATCGTAAGAGCTTAATGGTAGGGCTCTTCCTTTTTTACCTCATGCTCTACACCGTCTTTATCAGTGTAGAATACTTTGTCATACTCTACACCTTGTTGTCGTCCTAAGAGGGTGTAGAGTAATCTAATAACATACTCTTTTCTTGGAGGCTCATTCATTTTTTTATTCACCTCCTAACATCACAAAAAAATTATAATTGCTATAATCTTTTCCGGCGGTATGTGCCATTACGCCAGCCCAACTGGACGAGATCCAGATAATCAATGCTACTGACACGATGGTCAGCAAATTATA